CCAGACGCCATGTTCTTTAGCAATCTTAATAATTGTATCCTTGAGTTCAGCAGATATTTTTGGATTCTTGCCGTGTGGAGAACCAACATAAACCCTATTCTTATCAAAGATAACTCCATAAGGAGCTTCTTTACTTTCTGCTATGAACTCAAGGAATCCTTTCATTTTTCATCTTTCTGAACGATTAGTTCCATCTGTTTTAGTTTTTCTTGACCTCTAGACCAAGAACTTACGCCCAATATAGCACCCATAGAAATATGAAACATGCCAGCATTTTGTAACGTAAGCGATTGCCATTCTCCGAATGTATGATCTCCGGTTTTCATAGCATACCAAACATAAAAGATAGGACCAATAACAAAGTCAAACAAACATATAATAACATAAGCCCAAGCTAGAGTGGCACGCCAATATCTGGTGTACCAACTCTCTTTATTATATGCTGCTTGAAGTTGTTCTATCATCATCCGACTCTGGCCGCTTGGAAGTGCATGCCATCAGGACGCGACCAATCGCCACCCCAAACCCAACCTTCTTCCTTAAACGCCTTGACGATAAGAGAATCGTTGGTAAACGAATACTTGTTATATCCAGGCTTCTTACCTAGCATATTCCAAGGAGCAGCAATATCAACAGCAAGCGCCCAAGAGTGAACAGATGCAGTTGTACCGCCTCTCTTAGTGCGAATATTCCAGCAACCTGAGAATACGTGTAGCTGCTGAGCCTTGATCTTGTCGTAGTCCTTATCGTTAGCTTCCCAAACGTAAGTCATAACACGAACGAAAGAATCAATACAAGACTTGTGCATAGCAATCTTATCGAAACGAATGGTATCCATCCACATTGTGTATGGGAGGACTGCTGTTCCAATGTTGTTCTTTTTGAATGATGGTGTAACGTAACTTGGAGAACCATAGAGCCTGAGAAGTTCGCTCTGTAGAGGCCAGTTGTTCTTCTTTAGCTTTGAAGGTTTTGTAGTCTCGACCTTCGAAACATTAGTCACATCAATATGATCGTTAACGTGAGCATCCTTGACAGCAACTTCGGTTGTATAAACCTTACCGTCATAAACAAAGGTTTCTTTGCCCTTTTTCTTAGCAGCAGCAAATGCTTCCTTAAATGTAGCCATAGTGTAATACTCCTTAAAAAGAGGCTTAATTGCCTTCATGTCGTATTTAGGAGTATTAAAAAAGGGGTGAAGTTTCCTCCACCCCTTGATTGTTTTAGTCGGTTAGAAGTGCTCTGCCTTCCTTACCGATTAGGGTGCTAATACGCATAAGAATCTGAAGGACAACGCCAAAGACGCCAAGCGCCATCCATCCGAAGAACACGAAGCCCCAGTGTAGTGGTGCTACGAATAGTTCTTCCATGAACCAGAACGTATGACCCCATTCATTTAGACCAACATTTGGGATAATCATAAATGGACCAATAGCAACAATCAAGAATGCAAGAGAGAAACCCTTAGCAAAATAGGGAATGCGGGTCTTAGCATAGAAGAACGCACCCACTGCAATGATTGAGTAAATTGGATAGCTCATGTAGAACTCGATAATATGACTTGGTGTAAAGTCAGTATCACGAATAACTGTCATGTGCCAGGTGCCATCCTGCTCGGTAAAGAAAGAAGCACCCCAGTAGATTGCCACTGCATATACAACAAGCCACTGAACGAGAGTTACAAGGCGTCGAAGTTCTTCACGCGGTGTTAGTAGAGAAAAGTCCCTATCACGAGTCTTCCAAAGATATCCTGCAAGAGCAAGTCCTGAGACTAACTCAAGTGGAATCTCAGTCCATAGAATGGACATCCAATATGTTTGGAACTCTGGAGCAAAAGAATCAAGGCCAGCACGCCAGCCATATACTTGCTCATAGATACGGACGATTAAGTAGAAACAGTTTAGAAGACCTAAACCAATCCACATACCACGTAGATCAACGACCTTTGTATCAACTTCAGCGCTTACTGCGCTAGTAACAGTGCTACTCATATATAATCTCCATTGAGAGAAATAATCAAGTGGTCGGCTAGAGTAAACAATGCGTGACGTCTTTCCGCCACTCTTGAGATTATTTATACTATGGATTTTCTTATGAGTCAATAGCTTTTTTAGATAAATTTTACTTTTTCTTCAGAGGCTTCTTTTTCTTTTCATCCTTTTTAGGGAAGGTCTTGTCATACATATCATTAATGAGATGCTTCTCATGGCTGTTGATAACATGATTAACAGCCGATTCGTAGCTTGCAGCACTAATAGAATGCTTAGTCTTTTCATGGGTAGTTCTGTAATGCTTACCCTTCACATGCTTCGGCATAACAATAGTGCCGATCTTCTTATCATCTAGCGTGATGATAGATACAATCCCGTGAGGGTGCTTGTGTATTTCTGAATGATATCCGCCACCATGATGATGCTTTTCTTCGTAAAGCTTTTCTCTGATGGCTTCTTTAATGATGTCTGTTAGCTCTGACATAGACGCACTCCAGTGGTTTTTCCTTTATTTAGGTTTCCACTGAGTGCGTCTCTGCTTTTTCCAATTTTTGTTATCTCTTCTCCAGAGATCATCCCATGCTGTTGGTATGTAGTTTCTTCTTTTACGATGTTTTACTTTCAGGAGCCTCAATTCTTCATCATGATAAAAAGAGTCAATCTCACGAAGCTCCTGAAAGGTTTTTGGATATCTGAAATACCCGTTACCGCCTCTATAACATCTTGTATTTTTGACAGGCATTTTACGAAAATGCTTGCCACCAATAGCGTGTTCGGGATAATATCTCAGATAATGAAATACACCGTTCTCATCATACCAACGGTCTAAAGTTATCATTTTGTCCTCCTAGTGTTGTTACACTAGAAGAACTCTCCCTCGCAATACATATTAGTTACCCTACTTGATATCTACCTTCTTTGGCTTCTTACTCTCGGGAATTACATTTTCTAGGAAAATCTTAAGAATACCATTGATCATCTCCGCATTTTTGACTTCAACCGTATCGGCCAAAGTAAATTTACGAGTGAATACTCTATCCGCAATACCCTTCCAGATATACTGTACTGGGTTTACGGTGGAATCCGCCAGGTCGTCAAGGTTCAATCCTCCCTTCACAACTAGAGTGTTATTAGCTAGTTCGATATCAATATTTTGTTTACCAAAACCCGCAACAGCCATCTCAATCGTATAGTTGTTATCATCAACCTTTACGATGTTGTACGGAGGCCATGTTTGTGCGGCTGCTTTGGTGTAGGTGTCTTGGACATTATGTAGGGTGTCTAGCACCTTATCGAAACCTACGAGGTATTTGTTGAAGTTGTCAGTAGAAAAACGAAATGGTTCGTTCATATATTTCTCCTTTTAAGCGAGATTTCATATAGCGTTCCATTAGGCAACGCCACTCTTATATAGTATAGATTGCTCAAAATTAAAAGGGGTTAGTTTAATTTTTTTCCAAAAGTTTCTTTGGCTGTGCAATAAATTGTCTGATTAATCTGATCCAGAATGAACACAGGAGTCATATTAGCCGCCTTGTATTCATCAGAAACTTGTAATAATCTACCAAAGCTGCTTTCTTCGTCCCGGTCTAGAGCTTCCCAAGCAGCTACAATAATCTTCTCAGAAATCTCTACAAATCCATCTAATTTTTTCATTTTGTCTTCTTATTAAATTGATTCGCGTAACTCTTCATTGAGTTCCAGAATACTTTATAACTATAAAATGTAACAAACAAGCTATATCTATATATCTCAAATACTACATTTTTATTTCCAAAAATGTCATCACATTTAACGCGCTTGACTTTCTTTTTTAATATACTTTTATCTTCGATCATACTCTCAAAAAACAATATTCTTTTTTCGTTGGCTTCCAGACACATCAAGAAACCGGGATCGTCTGGGCATACCTTAATTAACCTATCGACTGTTTTCCTTTGACGTTTAGCGGCTTGATATTGATCCAAAAGTATATGGTCTAGGTCTTTTTCTTCTTCCATTCCTTGTAATTCTTCTTTGCTACGTAGAATGTAAAATACACTTTACCAATAATACGATCAATACGTTCTCTGAGAGTAACATCTTTCTTATTTAACTGTATTCTAAACATATCGTTTTCTTTTTGTAATCTATCAATACAAAAAGCTGCGCGTCTAGGAACAGAGAAAGCATGAACCGACTGATGCTTTTCAATCCAATCAGCCAGTTCATGTAGTTGTTGTATTAGCTCATCATTATTCATAATCAAATGTTCCAGGGACTAACCACCAAGAAACAGCGGCCCAGTAAGGTCTATCGTATATGGGATCGATATCAAAACACTTAGTTACCATCTCTAGCGATTGCTGTTCAAGGTAGTATTCAACTATCACTTAGTGACTTTCCTTGTGTAGACGCCTTCGGGGAGCTTTGTTGAGGTTACGTGCCAAACTCCAATTACGTTTGGTTCTTTCTCAACATAGTTGGTAACTTCTACTATGTTATCAAAAGAAATAATAAACTCGTTTCCATTTTTCTTAGAATGAACAACGTAAAGATTTTGGTCTGTCTTATAATCAAACATGAAATTCAGCCTGCATCATAACGGCGCTCCCTGCTTTGATCTTATCGAGTAAGAAACGAGTTTCCGGAAGAATACGCTCCATGAAGTAAAGAGCATTATCATGACGGTCTGCATCAGCAGTAGCCATACAAATACGAACATGCGCTGTTCCTAGTAATACAAGTCCAAACAGCTTCATGTAATCATATGAAGCCGATCCTGCATTGTTAGGATTCTTCATAGCGTTGTTCATAAGCCATTCTGTAGCAATACGTAGATCGTTTCTGGCTACAGTGAGTTGCTGTACAATGGTATGAAGGTTCTTGTCGTATGCTCTATTGATAAGAGTCTCGGAATCATCAAAGAAATTACGAATAGAACGACCCATATTCTTCGGTAACTTACGAGCAACTAGGTCTAATGCTTGAATACCATTAGAGCCTTCGTAAATCTGAGTAATACGAGCATCACGAACGATCTGCTCCATACCCCATTCACGAATATAACCGTGACCGCCAAAAACCTGCTGAGCCTTTACTGCGTTCTCAAATCCGTAATCAGTTAGAACGCCTTTAAGAACTGGAGTAAGCAGCCCTAGACGATCTTGCGCAGCCTCGCTTTTATCTTCGCAGAGCATTGCCGCTTCCAGCACCAGAAGGCGTGCAGCTTCATTAATACTACGAATATCCATAAGCATACGACGAACATCTGGATGATTAATAATTGCAACCGACCCTCCCTTTGGGTCAGTGAGTTTAACGCTTTGAATGCGTTCTTTAGCATATTCGAGAGCATTTTGATAAGCTAACTCCGATTGTGATAAACCTTGAATGGCAACACCTAGTCTTGCTTCGTTCATCATAATAAACATAGCATTAAGACCTTTACCACGTTCACCAACTAGATAACCAATCGCACCATCGTAATTCATAACACAAGTAGAAGAACCGTGAATACCCATCTTATGTTCGATAGAACCACAAGTGACCTTCGTGTGTTTTGGAACAATAAAAAGACTAATGCCTTTCGTTCCCTCTGGATCACCTTCGACACGAGCAAGAACAAGATGCACGATTGAACTTGCTAGATCGTGCTCACCGCATGAAATGAAAATCTTCTGACCTGTAATAAGATAGTGTTGACCAAGTTCTGGATCAGAAATATCTGTAGGAACAGCTTTAGTCTTCAACAAACCTAGATCAGTGCCACAATGAGGCTCTGTTAGGTTCATCGTTCCTGTCCATTCACCAGAAGCCATCTTAGGAATAAAGAACTGCTTCTGCTCTTCAGTGGCTACTTCTAGTAATGCCTGTATAGCTCCGCGAGTGAGGCCAGGATAAAGAGAAAAAGCCATGTTAGACGAGGATACAAACTCGTTGATAGCGCTCGCAAGTGTATAGGATAAACCTTGACCGCCATACTCTTCAGGAACCGATAAACCAAGCCAGCCTCCTTCCTTGAACTTCTTCCAAGGTTCATGAAATGCGTAAGGAACACTTACAGTCGGTGCGTCTCGCTTTCCATTATCCCAAAGCCATCCCGCTTTATACTTACATCCTTCTTCATCACCTTTCTGATTAGTAGGTGCAATAACCTCTTCGCATAACTTAGCTGCTTCTGTAAGCACAGGCTCCGCTAAATCATTATCAAACCCTAAGACATCTCGGAGCAAAAACAAAGTTGAATCTAGTGGAGCCTTATACTTCATGATAATCCCTGTAGTCCCTTTTCTTCGATAATCTTATCCCAAGACTTCTGATCAAACTTGGGAACGCCAGTAAACAGAAACCCCTCTTCATGCTGAACTTCAGGCGCTTCTCGGCGCTGTTCAATCTCTAGTTCATCCATGTAACGAGCAACGTGATCTGGCAACTGATGCCACTCTCTGAGTTTCTTCCACTTGTTCATCAGTGGTAGGATTGATGTGAGAAGTGAATGGGTTTCTGAATGTAGCATTTACACTGTCATACAT